GTTGGCCAATTGCTTTGAGAAAATCAAGCTCATCGACCTGTGAATAATAATGACGATACTTACTTACAGTATTCAGTCCACTATTTACATTTGTGTATTCACCATTGGGACTTGGTGGGTGCCATTCATACGCACCACGACCTCCTGCATAGGAAGCTTTTACCCAACTCGAATCAAAATTGAAAGCATACTCTTTGTGAGTATGTATCATCATATTAATATTCATAATAACCCTAAAAACTAATCAATAATCGTTAACTTTTTTTCCGATATTGTATTTTGCTATCAAGTCCCATTCATCTTTTTCTTTAAAAGATATAATCTTTATTTGATGCAATGGTGCTATGTTGTCCGTAAGAATATTTGGATTAATAATCTTAACTAGACTCCATTCTTCTAACAAAACTGCAATTGCGTTTCGTCTTTGTATATCGTTCTCTGAAATATTAGATGGCTTACCATCCAATGCAAATAGCTCTTTAAAATGTACAATATAATATTTGCCTTGCTTATGCAATATGTGGCAAGATTGGTATAATACTTTTTCTTTACGAGAAGATACACCAATTCGTGTAAGAGTTTCCCGAACCTTTAAAAAATCATCCTGTTCGTTGAGTGTAACCTCAACAAACTTTGATAAATCAACCATATCATTTCCTTAATCCACCGGTATCGGTTTGTTCTTTTAGTTTTTGGATTTGTTCTTTACTCAGAATCCGTAACGCTTCGCTGGCTTTAGAATTTGAATAGTTGAAGATTTGCTTAACACATTCTATATCTTCACTCTGTTCAGATTTCTTAGCCCACTTAGCAAACGGCCTCTTTTGAGACCTGACGGTATTTAGTAAAAAGTCATTCTGCAACTTCTTATCAAGGAAATGTCTACGATTCATCTCATTCGCATACAAGATACAATCTTTATGTTGAGAAAGACCACGGTTGATTAGAAAAGGTTCATACCCTTTCTCTGTGATATCATCAACAATAAGTTGTTTCTTGTTCTGAAGAATTGCATTCAGATAGTCAAATGGGTTCATGTTGCCATCCTTATCAAACCAATACTATCTATAGTTGTAAGAAGCAAGTAGTTAGCCAACATGCCAAAAGATTTCCGAGAATAAGCAGCCCAAGCATAGAGGCTACAGCCGAGGATCCAAACAGGATAGAGAGAAAGTAAAGGCGGATTGGGTACTGTAATAGCCATGGTAATAGAACACCCAATACTAATGCCCCAAGCAAGCAACTCAATGCAAAAACGAAACCGATTAGAATTCCAATCATTTTTAATCCATTCTATAGTAGGTTTAAATAAATCTATAATCATGTGAACTCACATTCTACCATAATCTCTGTCAAACAAGCAACAGTATTGATTTCATGGTCAGCAACAAATGCAGCCTTGTATTGGTAGTCAGCAAGAATTAGAACTGCTTGAGGAATAGACTGCGGTTTCATTACATCATATAATGAATCATATATCTTGCGATAGAAGATTGTTGAGTCAATTTCATGTGTTGCAACCCATTTACGAATTGAAGTAAAATCTTTCGACTTAACAAATCCAATAATCTCATCAATTGATACATCACCAATCTGTGCAAGAATGCCAGTATCGATTTTACCGAACTGAGAATATCTTTGTAACTCATTAATGATTCTACGAAAATCAGGAAAGTGTTTCTTGATTAACTCAGCAACAACTTTATCATCAAAGTCAATCGATTCACTTTGCAAAACTGTCTTGATTCGTTTGAAGAATGCGGCCGCCATCTTGGCGTTCTCACCATTCTTTAGATTGAATTCAATTACAGCACAACGTGAATGTAATGGTTCGATGATACGATTCTTGTAATTACAAGTAAAGATGAATGAGCAGTTGCCTGCAAATTCTTCAATCGCATTACGCAAAGCAGGTTGCGTAGAATTTGGGTTTAGATAATCAGCCTCATCAATGATGATGACCTTTCGGCCACCACTAAAACTCATTGATGATGCATAACCCTTAATTTTATTTCGGAAAGTATCAATGCCCGATTCATCAGAACCATTGATTACGATGTAATCGCAACCGATTTCGTTGCAAAGCGCTTTCGCTACAGTAGTCTTCCCAACTCCTGCGCCGCCAGCCAGAAGTAGATTTGGAATCTGTTTTTGATTCACATACTCCTGAAATGGTTTCTTTAGACGTTCTGGAAGAATACACTCCTCGATTGTCTTTGGGCGATACTTTTCTGTCCACAGTAAATGTTCCATTGGAACCTCTCATAATATAAATCATACACAAGTTAGTCACGTTCATTAAAACGTGCAACTACATCTAAGTAATTGTCAGTCACATTATACACAACTCCAGTGGCAGTGTAAATAGAAGTTACGGGAATAACTTCAGTAACTTCTTCTGTTTCTGGATTTTGTTTTGTCAATACACTTTCAAATACGTTTACAACATGGAGAGGATTAATCGCCAATGATTGTGAAGCATTACCTTCAAGTGCGTTTGTAAAGTACTTTAGCATCATTCAGCCTTTTCGAATTTACTACCTGGTTCAGTAGTCACCCAATACTTGATTGGATTCTTTTGATTAGTGAATTGAGAAATGCCTTTAGATGAAATTTTTACATCGTAACTACCGGACATTAATTTACTGATTACTTCAGTTTTGAAAATCATTCTAAACTTATCACCAGTACCAGTCACAGGCAATTCAAGTGAGTCGGTGTGTGCCGAATCATTCTGCAAGTCAAGTGTAACGATATTGATTTTTGCACCATCAGATTCGATTGCAATTTGTGGTGAAGATAGAACAGAAGCCGCACGGAGAATCCACTCAAAGTCTTCAGCAGAAAGAGAGAAAGATACTTCTGGATCAGGCATTGTTAATGCTTTCTCTGGAGGAGTATTAATCAAATTGCCTGCACAGAATCGATACAGAATCTTAGAACGGCCGCCGTTGCCTACGATAACGACATTGTTATCGGAGAATTCAAACGATGGATCATCTTTGTGTAAGGATACCACAGAAAGAAAGTTGTTCAAATCATAAACACCAAACTCAGTTGGAATTTCTTCATTGATAGTTGCCTCTGCAAGAATGTTCTTCAGAGAAGAAACAGTCTTTAGAGTTTTGCCTTGTTTAAATAAAAGGCCTTGATTGATAGAACCAAAGTTCTTCAAAACGGAGAGTGTGTCATTCGATAATTTCATAATTTAGTTTCCTTAGTCAAATCGTGATTATGTAGAGCCATAATGCTATAGTGTAACACTTTTAGCAAATCTTTGCGGTTATAACCGTCTTTCTTCCCATATCTTTGGGAATACTTTATAATGTTACCAATGCAAAATCCTTCACCATGTCCTGAGTCCATGATAAATTCAGTTGCCTGGAACTTATTCTGTGAGTAGTGTTCGCCGTAGGTATCATCAATGTACTTTTTGAGCTCATTGATGATACGGTCTTCACTATACTTGTATTGAATAGTGGTTGTCTTCAAGCGATAGCACCTTCATCGTCATAGTCATCTTTAATGAAAGAAGAAACACCTAAAGTTTTATTTAATGATTTTTTAGTTTTTGTTAATGTGAAGTTTTTTCTAAAACCATCATTGACACCGACAATAACCATCTCATTCATATTTGGTGTTAACGATGATACAGCAGGAACAAAATAACCAAACTTAACTTTTGATGGCATTTTTTTACCATAGAGAGTATCTAATTTTGAAGTATGTTGTATCCATTCATTAGTAGATATATGCATCCTAAGAATATAAGCTTCTTCTGGATCCCAACCTTCTAAATGATCCGTATGAAAAACAATCCTAAATTCTTTTGCTTTAGGATACATCTTCATCGCTTCACCTATTGCATAAGGTATCTTTTTAATAGAACCAGTTGCAAACCAAAGATATTTAATATCATCAGTATCTGGATAATGTACTCTAAAAGAGTCAAGTGCTGGTTTAGAAGTAAATGATTTAACTACTATATCTTCACCATTATCATCAATTCTATTTGAATATTTATTGAAGACTTCAGCAGCTAAATTATCTTTAGTTTTACTATGCCAACCAGTTGTATATGTTATTGAATTAACGAAATAACAAATTTCTTCTTTAACTAAAGGTATTGTTTTCTTTTTGACTGCACTTTCAATCATATGTACAACGTCACCTTTTGTTAATCTTCCAGCGGGTTTATGTGTTGCATTATCTCCACCAAATTTTAAAAGAAAACCTCTTTCAATTTCAATATCAGAAAAACCATCCATGCCAGTATACACAACACAAATAATATTCCTAACACCCAATTCTTTTAGAATAGCTAAACGAGTATGACCTGAAATGATTGATAGAACACCATTTTTATGTAATCTCAATTTAGGTGGATCAAATTCTAATGTATATCCAACAGAGAGTATATCAGTTCTGAGATTTGGTTTTTCAGGATTCTCACCACCTTCTCTATATTCTTGAGAGTATAGTTTACTTGTATTGATATCTTTAATGTCAATTAGCTGAAACAGAGAACCGTCATCACCACGCATTAAGACAATAGGTAATTGTTTATTATCTTCAGGATTAAAAAAGGTGTCTCCATAAAATTGGGGTTTTGTTTTAACATTTACTAACTCTAATGCTTTTTTTACATCAGTCTTTTTGAAAGATTTAATCTTTCTAACATTTATCACATGATTCATAATATAAAATAACTCCTATAATTTACCAGTATATTGTGCAACAGCAGGCATGTTACCACTAAAGGCGTATGTGCCGATGTGTTGCGTTTTCATCCATGGGCATAGATAGATTGTTCCACCCATCTTGCGCCACATTTGACAGAACATATAATCTTCGGAAAGATATCGTTCTGAACCACCACCTGTGATACTATCTTTTGTATCGATAACAGTATCAAAGTAAGCGTGAATATAACGTGTACCATCAAAGTTGGCTTGACCAACATGATCTGGTTTATATTTGATAGATGGATATTCAACTTCCATTCTTTCAAACACTTCACGTTTTACTAACATGAAACCTGTACCAATTTCCATAACTTCAAGAGGTTCAGTTACTTGGAATTGTGATGTACCTTTTACAACATTGAAAACGTATTCGCCTACAAGTTGTTCAAGTTCTTTTGGTTCCATATCAGGATGTGAGCGAGCAGCTGCTGCAACATTTCCCCAATTGATTGATTTCTTAGGATAAGGTCCGCCGATAACGTCTTTATCTAAGGCAAGAAGTGCTAAAACATCTTGTGGATTATAATGAATATCAGAATCGATAAACAAAAGGTGTGTATAACCAGAACGGAGAAATTCATCTACAAGGTAGTTTCTTGCTCTGGTAATTAGAGATTCATTGAACAGGAATGAAAACTTAGTTTCAACCCCATATTTTGCCATTGTTGTTTGTAAGTCCAATGCTGACTTGACATAAAGACCATGTGACATGCCACCATACATAGGTGTGGCAATAAACAGTTTGTTCTTTTTTAGTTCTTCGACTTTAACTTGTATTTCCATAATGTATCCATAAAATAAAAAGAGAGAGTAATATAATATATATCACTCTCTCATAGGCTACCTAAGGAATATTAGGCGAAAGCACGTTCACCTTGTGAACGAATTGCTTGAATACCAGCAGCAACAATGCGCTTAGTTGGTGTTCCAAGGCGATAGAAAGAAACTTTATCGCCACTTGAAGTAACACGACTGTTCAAGTAGATGGCATGGCCATCGTTACGCAACTCATTGATAGTTGCGGATGGGTTTGCAACACCGAAAACACTCTGCATCTTTGCAGGTGTCAATGTGTTGTAAGAGCCGGACTTTGACAAATATGTCAACACTTTATTTTTTGCACTCATTACGAATACTCCATTTTTTAGTCTCTCAGATTGAAAACATTTGAGAGGAGACTGTTCTCTCAAATCAGATTTAATTATAACAGAAACCGTGCTAGTTGTCAACACTTAGCACGGTAAATATGTGATTTAGAAAGGAACATCGTCACTTGTACCGGTCTCTGCAACAGGTGGCACAGCAACGGCATCAAGATTAATACCTGCATCAACTTTGGTATACAAGTCAAGGAAGGATGCCTTTGTATCTTCATCAAAGCGATTCAAACAAAGACCAATTGCCTTCATCTTATCACCGAAGATACCGAAAGTAGAAACAATATGCACTAAACGGCGAGTAGAAATCACTTCATCACATCCGCCATCAGCAAATGTTTTACGAATGGCATCTGCCCAAGTAACTAGTTTATCAGCAAAATCGTCATCTGCACGATTGGCAGATTCTAATTCTTTCTTTATAATCTTACGTTCAATGGTAACTGGCGGCCATTGTTGTTCATAAGTATTTGGGAACCTTTCGAGGAAGGCCTCATTCAATACGTTAGTAAACATATAGCGACCATCATCTGAACCTTTACCTTTAGTATTTGCAGTAGCGAATACAGTAAATCCTGGCGCAGGTGTAATCAATTCACCTTTCTTTTTCAACATGAAAGGTTTGCCTTCAAGTACACGTTGCAAAGAGGAAAGATTCTGAGCACCATAATCAATTTCATCGATACATAAAACAGCACCTTGACGAGCAGCCGTTGTAACAGGACCGTCACGCCATTCCATATTGCCGTTAATCAATACATAGTTTCCAAGTAAATCACCTTCATCAGTTTCGGGTGTCATGGAGATACAAATGAATTTACGTTTAGCCTTAGCACATGCCTGTTCAATAGACATTGTTTTACCGTTACCGGAATGACCAGTAACAAAGACAGGAAAGAATTGTTCAGATTTTACAATTGAAACAATATCTTCAAAGTCACCGAATGGGACATAATTTTTATATACAGAAGGAACTAAATTTGTAGAATCTAAATCTGTAGCGATATTGGAAATTTTACTTAAAGATTTATCTATAGGTTTAACCATTGGAATGATTTTAGCTTGTAGAGCAATTGTTGAAGATGGAACACGATACATTCCACGAGCAACTCGGTTTGATTCATCTTTAGTGAACCATTGGGCACTTCGCATACCCATTTTTTGACATACTGTTTTAATCTCGGATCGACTCACTTCGGACTTACCGAGCGCTTGTAGATTAGAGATAAATTCTTCACGGATTTCAACACGATTTGACATAATATAAAACACCTTTTTAATTCACATGATACCATTATAACACAATCACAACAGAAGTCAAGCCCTCTGTTGTTTTTATGCAACACTTATACAGCAATGCCTTGAATGAATTTAGACACTAAAACACGGTTCACTTGTTTGCCGCGGTTGAATTTCATAAACGCATTTTTCAATTTATTAGCTGTAACTTTACCTTCGATTTCAATTTCTTCATTGTCAACAACAAGATTAGAACCACCAGCAATCATAAAGAAAGTGGTATAACCTTTTCGTTTAGAAACAATAAATTTTTCACTTCGAAAATCTCTCATAACTTTCCGTTCTATTTCATGGGCAGCGAATCTATCTAATCTAGACATTTCACTAAATGATTGCCCACTATCATCAACATACATTCTTTGAATTGAAGCTTTTGGTCGACCTTCAATAATATAGAACCCAAATACTTTTGCATGAGTGGTCTTATTGAACCATTCAAGAACAGCACGGAATGTAGGACAACCATTACCATTTGTTGATGCCATTTGAGATTCATATTGAAACTTCTTGTCACGCACAATTACATTTTCATAATCAGCACTAAAACTAGTATATACACCAGAATTAACATATGAACTTGTGTAATCAGCATCACCGTCATGGACAATAACAAGATTGGTAAGATCCAGATTATTAACTTTCTTAAAGTTTAACATCAAATCTCTAGTTACAATAATTGCCTGAGTCAATGGAGTATTGGACAATTGTTCACTATGTGGACGGGAAATTTTACGACTATGGCGATTACCCATATATGATACTTTCAACAAAATCATATTACGCAAAGCTCTTGTGAATTCAGCGTTTGACATTTTGTGATTAAGATATTCACGCAATTGTACATTAGACATTGTTAGGCAATTATTTTCACGGACAAACGAATCTCTTTGAATTTTTTCTCTAACTTCAGGATCATATTCATTTATTTTGCGGTCATAGTACCAAGTACCAGAATCATCAGTAAAACCATAAACATGAAACGGAATATTTACTTTACGGCAGAACAAAGAAAGAATTAAAATCTGTTCAATAGAACCAGACATATTATCAGACATAGAACCAGAACAATCAAGCAACAAAATCAACCCATGTGATTTGCCTTTT